CAGGTTCGTAACACTGAGATGGCTTGGGTTCCTACTGCCTATCGTTCAGACATTCTGGACTTCTTCTCTGTTGCTGGTGCTCCTGGTGTCTATAACAAGGCAACTGGTTCTGGTTTTGGTGCTCAGTGGGTTCAACCAACCAAGAAAGGAAAGCCTGGTTTCATTGCTGGAGTCAACTATGTTGCTCAAAATGGTTCAGACTCTACCAAAGGACAGTTTGATGAAGATGGTTCTCTGAATACTCTTGCTCAAATTGGATATCGTGCTCCTCAGTATGGTATCGCTTTTGGTTATCGTTATGGTACTGAAGGTACTCGTGTTCGTAACTTCAATGCTATTGGTGGTGGTTCTGGTGCTCTTGGTGCTAACCAAACCTCTAATGGTTATGCTCTGAATGCTTATTGGCAACCCAAGAAGTCTGGCATCATTCCTTCTGTGAGTGGTGCTTATGGTTGGAACACTGTAAGTCTGTCTAACAATCGTCAGACTCCTACTGGTGCTACTGATTCACAAACTTGGTTTGCTGGTCTTCAGTGGGCAGATGTATTTGCTAAGGGTAATGCTGCTGGTTTCGCCATTGGTGCTCCTGGCAATGCTGCTACTCTTGCTGCTGACCAAAAGGCAATTATGTGGGAAGCATTCTATCGTTACAAGGTTAGTGACAACATTAGCATCACTCCTGCTGTGTTCTATGTGTCCAATAATCAAGGTCTGAAAAATGCTTCAGACAACTATGGTGGCGTGATTCAGACAAGCTTTAGGTTCTGATTCCCTGACACAAGTAAGTATAAATTACTACTGGGGGGGATTGACTCCCCTTTCTTTTTGCTATATAATTGAGTAATAATTCTTTACAAAACTACAATGACTGTTACAACTAATGAATATGGTCAGCAAAACATGTGGGCAAAAGAGCCTACAATGTATTATGAAAACTATGGGATGATGACTCCAAATCAGGTTAAGGAGAGGACTAATGGGCGCTGGGCAATGGTCGGTTTTGTTGCTGGCATCATTTCTTATGTTAGCACTGGCAACTTCTTCTTCGGGATCTTCTGATGACTGAAGCAATTTTTACCATCACCTCAGTTGCTTTTTTTGTGCTTCTGAGTTATTCTGTAGAAAAACTTTCTGAAACTTACTAAGGAGAAAAACAATGAACAAAATTTTTACTGAAAAAGCAGAACGTATTAATGGTTGGTTTGCTATGATTGGATTTGTAGCAGCTGCTGGATCTTATCTAATCACTGGTCAAATTCTTCCTGGTGTATTTTGAAATAATAAGAAATAATCTCAAACTCTGTCCTAAATATAGGACAGAGTTTTTTTATTGTAATGCCAAGAGGACATATTACTAAAGATATTGTTATCTGTGAAGTTTTGAAATTGAAAGCAGAATTGGATAAAGAATGGATGAATAAATCTGGATATGATCCTAAGTGGCTAGCACATCATTATTTGAGTAAAGTTTTGGAAAAGTTAAATGAGTATAGGTTTTGATAAATAGCTCAAGAGATTTATAAAAAAATGACCTTAGATCTTCATAACTTTTTTAAGTATTATGATGATGGTAATGCAAATCATGTGGCAGCAGTTCAATGGTTGGAAGATAACCTTCCTGCTGAGTTTATGGATGACTCAGAAACTGATTGGATTGGTATTTTTAGAACCAAACCACCAACTCCAGCAGTTCTTGCTGTTCCATATTTTAATCAAGTAGATAACTACAGAGATGCGCATAGGACTTGTAACAGTTCATCATGTGCTATGTGTCTTGCGTTCCTTAAACCAGGAAGCATCAAAGGTGATGATGAGTATGTTAAGAAAGTATTTGCGATTGGTGACACGACCGACCATTCTGTACAGACAAAGGTTCTGGCAGGTTATGGGGTTAAGTCACACTTTAGTTACAATCTTTCTTTTAATGATATTGATAAGAGTCTTGATGCTGGGAAACCTGTTGTTATTGGTATCTTGCATCGTGGTCCTTTATCTGCTCCTACTGGTGGGCACATGGTTGTAGTCATCGGTAAGACACCAGATGGTAAGGGTTACTATTGTAATGATCCATATGGATCATGCAATGACAACTACACTGGTCCAGTAACAAATGGTAAGAAGACCATTTATACTAAAGCAATGCTTAAGCATCGTTGGTGCCCAGGCGGCAACGATGGTTGGGGACGTATTTTTGATTGATAACTAAGGAGAACAACAATGGCAAGAATCGATTTACACAACTTCTTCAAGTTCTATGATGAGAAGAACCCTAACCATGTGAAAGCAGTTCAGTGGTTAGAAGATAACCTCCCAGTTAAGTTCCTTGAGGACAATGTTGATTGGGCGGAGATTTATAGAGGAAAAAAGGGTAATGCTGCACCAGCCCCTGCTGCTGCAGCTCCTTCTGCTCCAGTAGCAGGTGGTGACGATGTTCCAATGATGGGTATCAAATTAATAAAAGAGTTTGAAGGATGCCATCTAAAGGCGTATCCTGACCCTCTGACTGGTGGACTTCCAATCACTATTGGTTGGGGTTCCACTCGCAAGAAAGATGGTTCGGCATTCAAACTTGGAGATACAATCACTCAGCAAGAAGCAGATGATCTGCTAATCAGTCAGTGTAAGAACCAGTTTCTTCCTGCACTTCGTAAAATCCCACATTGGAATGAAATGTCAGATGGAAAAAGAGGCGCTCTGCTCAGCTTTGCTTATAATCTTGGTGCCGGTTTTTACGGTGGTGATAACTTTAATACTATTACTAAACGCCTGAAGAATAAAGAATGGGACTTAGTTCCAGATGCTTTATACCTCTACAGAAATCCTGGTTCAAACGTAGAAGCAGGACTTGCTCGTAGAAGAAAAGCAGAAGGTGAATCTTGGAAAAAAGGTTAACCCCACTCACTAAGGACAATGCCAGAACCACAAAAGAAAAAGGAACATTGTATGAGCACTATTGTTAGAATTACTGTTTTGAGTTGGAGTGCTGCATTACTGACAGCAAGTTATGCAGGTCTTCTTGCCAAGATGGACCCAACTTTTATTGCTACTGTATTTACTGCAGCAGCTGCAACCTTTGGAGTTGATACTCTGAAGAAAGGAGATGATAAGGATGGAGATCAAACTCGTAGACAACCTGAAATCACAGGAGTTGAACCCACTCCAGAACCAGAGCCTCCAGCGGATATCGCAATCGCAGATACCCAAGCAACAGGTTGCCCAAACTGCGACCCAGGGGATACCCCAGACTACAGTAGAGCAGCTTCCCGTCCAGAAGTTTGAACTTCCTGTAACAAGGGGTTTGGCACTTCCTATATTTAATGTGCCAGACCCTTCAATAAAATATCCTGTGATTAATGTACCAACGCAGGAAGAGTTTGATGCAGCTGTAAAAGCAGAACAAAAAGATAAAGGAGAAGAAAAGGAAGAGAAATCAAGAGGACTTCCTGACAGTAAACCTATACTACCACAGATCAAAATTCCAGTTCAGAATACACAAGATAATAAGAATATTTCTGACCAGTCATCTATAAATGCAAATCTTGGAGTGCCTGAAATACAAGTCCCATTTATTGGTGCAGTCCCAGTTCCTCCAAAAGAACAGGTTATACTTGCTGGCACCACTGCTACTGCTTCTGTTGCTGCGGCTCTTATTGGGAAATCTTTGGTGGAATGGATGGTAGGTAAGATGAAACCCATAGTTCAACAGATATTTGTAAGGGGTAAGAAACTCTTAAACAGAGACCTTACCCCATATGAACTTCAGGTTTATTTTGCTTTTGAGAAAACTGCTTCTCTAAAGAAAGTTAATAAGTTACTTAAAAAAGAACAGAAAGCAGAGAAGAAAGAGCAATATAAAAAGTTTCACTCAAAGTGATTACTTCTTACGTTTTGCATCCAGTTCAGCAAAGTTCTTAACTTTTGTTCCACCATCATAAGTCCAGGCATAACCTTCAACAATCATCTGGTTATTCAGTGAAGTTGTTTCTCCATTGATAAACAAATGACCAATGATTCTGCCATACTTCTCTGTAGAGTCTGGAAGTTCAGTCTTGATTAGAATGTTTTTTGCGTTTTCACAACGTTTTTTCAACCATTCTTTTGATTCGAGTCCATATTTTTTTTCATTTGCATCTGCTGTGCGACTTTCAGGAGTGTCAACCCCAGCAAGGCGAATGCGTTTAGTGAGAGAAATGTCAAACCCCAAATCAATATCAGCGTCAATAGTATCCCCATCGACTACTTTATGGATTGAGCGAATACGATATATGTATGGGTCTTGGTTTGACATTAGAAAGGAAACTTAATACTGCCAGTATTTAGTTTAGGAATAGGTAATTTTTCAAATGCTTTGTTGACTTGCTTCTCTACAACAGCACCAACAAACTCTTCTGGATTGTCCAGAATCTTTTGTGCTTTTTGATAAGTCATATAAGCACCATAACAAAGTGCCCCACTAATTGTGAGACTTGTGATTGACAGAATTAGACTTAATTGTTTCATGCTTCATTTCCTCATTAGCTAACTTTAATATGTAGTAAATTATATAAGCAGTGAATGTTAATCCACAGCAAAGAATAATAAAAACTCCCCAAGGAAAGTTATGTATCATTTTTCTTATTGTGAATGTATTGTATTCCCATGATTGGTAGGACAATAACACCAAATCCACAAAGTCCTAACCAAACAGGACTATTGGCTAGAGATTCTACTAATTTAAACATCACACTTTTTCTAATATTAAATCATAAAGACCTGCTCTATCAGAAGCGTTCATTCCTTCTAATTTAGAGTTAAATTTTTTTGCTTTTGATTTATCTGGGGTCCATTTTGTATCTTCTTCAAAATACAAAACTTCATTCATGAAAGCAATTCTTTTTACAATATACATTTTTTATTTTTATTTAGAAGCTTGTGGGTATCTTACAACTACATCAGAACATACTTTGTAATAGGGGCTATCTGGATGAAAAGTTATTCCAGATTTAATTGCTTCTCCACACTTTAATAATCTTACAAGTTCAAAATCCAAACGTGCTTTTGCTGCTTCTGCATTTTGTCTGGAAATTTCTGTTCTAACTCTTTCTTTACAAAGTTCTTGTAGTGAACCATCTAAAGGAAAGTTAAATCCTAAACTCATCCCAAAATTTCCATTATGTGATTGATAAGTTTCTGGATCATTACTTCCATTATAATTTCCTAATGCAAATGGAGAAATGCTCATTGTTGGACCTTGACAAGAAACCCCACCCCCATAAGTATTCACAGCAAAAGGACCTTGTAGCACCTGAACTGCCTGATTGGTTACATTACCAGTTGCAGATGCAGAAGGTCCTGCTATGTTTGTATTTGATGGTGCTTGTTGTGCTTTACTTCTTGTGGAACCTGCAAGTGCTAATACTAATATTCCTGCTATTGTGTAAAGACAGATATTGAGTTTGTTGTTGATTGTTGTTCTGTTGTCCTGTCTATCCATGTTTCTTTAGCCACTCCAGGTCCAAGATAGGTTTCGCTGAACTGGAAAGGAGCACCTTGAGTTTGAATTGTATAAT